AAGGGCGACGTACTTATCCATGTCGTAGGCCTTGCGGCAAGTGCGGCATCAGTAATTGCATGTGCCAGAACGTCAGAAATCGCGCCAACAGCCATGCTGATGATGCACAACGTATCTTGTACGGCCCAGGGAGATTATCACGACCTGAAACACGAGTCGGAAGTGCTACAAAAAGCAAATAAGACCATTGCGAACGCTTACACGGCAAAGACAGGAATGTCGGAGGCTGAAGCACTAGCGCTGATGGATAAGGAAACATGGTTGACAGCGCAAGAGGCGGTTGACAGAAAACTATGTGACAGAATAGCAACGTCAACAAGCAATAGCAATACAGGGCAAATGCGGCTTGCGGCGTCTTATAACTCAGGGATGTTACCGCGAAACGTAATAGATAAAATGCGCACAGACCGCATGAAAGACAGCAAAAAAGCAGAAGCACAAGCCAAATTAAATTTATTAAAACTTGGAGGAAAGACAATATGAACAGAAAACAGTATGAGGCAAAAAGAATGTTGCTCATGAATGAAGCACAGCAGCTTCTTGACAACGGAGACGTTGAGAACGCTGACGGCAAGATGAAAGAAATAAAGGAACTTGACGACAAGTTCGAGGCGATCGCAAAAGCACAGGCAAACCTTAACGCAATCAATGGTGTGGTAGTAGCGGCAAATTCCATGACGGCACAGATGGCAAGCGGCACACAGATGACAACAGAACAGACATATGCAAACAAGACAGATATGTACAATTCAGAAGAATACCGTAAAGCGTTCATGGCTAAAGTTATTTCAGGTACAGCAATTCCGGCAAAGTTCCTTAACACCGACGCTCAGACCGTAACATCAGAGGTTACAAGCGTTATTCCGTCCGTGTTAATCCAGAAGATTTACAGCAAGCTCGAAAACGTCGGCAAGTTTTTTGCAATGGCTACAAAAACAAACATCAAGGGTGGCGTTACCGTTCCAACATCCAGCATTGACCTGACTGCATCGTGGGTAGCAGAGCGTGGAACAGCAGATACGCAGGAAGCAACAACAGGATCAATCACATTTGCTTACAGAAAACTTATATGCAAAGTTGCAATTTCGTTTGAAGCATCTATTGTTACACTTGAAATGTTTGAAACAGACTTTGTTGACAAGGTTTCTAAGGCTATGACAAGGCATATTGAACAGTCAATGTTTACTGGCAACGGTTCTGACGGAAATCAGATGGTTGGTTTCTTAACTGAGACTCCAGTTTCAGGACAGAAAATTGAAATTGCAGAGGGCAGCAACTTTACATATGAAACTTTAGTAGCTGCAGAAGCTGCAATTCCTGAGGAATACGAATCAGGGGCAATCTGGGTAATGCCTAAAAAGACATTTTACAATCAGATTGTAGCGCTTAAGGACACCACAGGGCAACCTATTGCAAGAGTTTCCGTAGGTATTGACGGCAAACCTGAACACGTTATACTTGGACGCAGAGTTGAATTCTCGCCTTATATGTCAGCATTTCCAAAAACAGTTTCCGCTGATACGGTTGTGGCCGCTATCTTTGATTTTTCTAGATACGCAATCAATACAAACTATGAAATGACAATCAAAAAATACACGGATGAGGACACAGACGATCAGATTACAAAAGCGATTATGCTTGTTGACGGTAAGACCATTGACAAAAACGGCCTTGTTACAGTAGTAATAAAAAACTCCTAAACGCAGTTGACCCTGCCACGGCTACATTTGACCTTAACATAGAAGGAACAAACTATGCAGATGTAGCTATCACTGCGTCAAGTGGCACAGGCGGAACAGTATCAAAACTTTACTTAGGCGAAACAGAAGTACCAAAGAACAGCGAAACAAACTGGTCACTAAGTAACGGCGTAATCACAATCAAAAAAGAATACCTCTCAACGCTGACAGTAGGCGAAAAGGCATCTACTGTTAAGTTTACAAAGGATAATGATTGCACAGTTAAGTTGACAGTAGAAGACACAACCGCGGGGTGATTTAATTGCTTGAAAAAGTAAAAACAGCACTAAGGCAGAAGTCAACCACATTTGATGAAACGGAAATTTTACCGCTTATTGAGGCTTGCTTGTCAGACCTCAATAGAGTCGGAGTGTTAAACGTAACAGAAAAAGTTGCTGCAGACGACCCGCTTGTTACTCACGCGGTTATCATGTACTGCAAAGCGTATTTTGGCAAATCCGCAGACGCTGAGCGGTATAGGCTATGTTATGAAATGGTAAGAGACGGAATGGCAATGATGGGAGAGTGACGCAGTGGACGGAATAGCATATTTAATAAGTTATACATCAAGCGGTAAAGACGAGATCGGGCAAGAATTGCCACCAGTTACCACAAATCGAGAAATCTATTGCACACGAAAAAGCATCAAGCAAAGTGAATTTTATCAGGCATCACAAATTGGCATGAAACCGGAGTTTGTAATAGAAACATCAATGTTTGACTATTCCGGCGAGGAGATAATTGAGGTAGACAACGTTTTATATAAGATTTATCGCACGTTTGAACGTGATGACGAAATAATCGAGTTGTACTGCATTCAGAAAGTAGGCGTATGATGGAAGACTTGCAAGACTTTATCGCGCGCAGCTTAACCGAATATGCCGAAGACGTAAAGCAAACGGTAAACGAAGTTGCAAAAAACGTCGGCAAAGAAACTGTAAAAGAGCTTAAAAAAACGTCTCCTAAGTTGACCGGAAACTACAAAAAGGGATGGACTAAAAAGGTCCAGAACAAAGGCCAAGGCATTAAAAAAGTCATTGTCTATAATAAAAATGAGCCGCATTTAACACATCTGCTTGAATATGGCCACGCCAAGCGTGGCGGCGGCAGAGTAGCGGCAAAAGTCCACATTGAACCGGCAGCGGTAAAAGCGGCAGATAACTTTGAACAAACAGTAAGGGAGGAACTGAGCACATGACATTAATAGACGTATATACAAGATTGCAGACACTTGATTTACCAGTCACCTATATGGCTTTTAAGTCTGCTCAGAGTCCCCCTTACATTGTTTATTATGAAAGTGGTTCGAACTTTCACGATAGTGATGAAAAGAATTATATCAAAGATATGAACGTCACAATTGAACTGTATTGCGAGAATAAAAATACACAGATTGAAAAATCAATTGAAAATCTATTTTCAGATGTTGAGTTGAGCAAATCAGAGGATGTTTGGATTGAGGATGAACAATTGATTATGGTAACATACGAATTCACGACAATAAACAAACAGGAGTGATATTAATGCATACAAACACAGATGACAAAAAGAAAATCAGAATAGGCTCGTGCTTAGTTTACATAGTAGAGTTTACTGGAAGTATTCCGGCTGATGCAGACTTTGAAACCGACGCAAACAAACTCGGTGACGTTTCCGGCGGAGCGACACTGGAATATAAGCCGTCGTTTTATACTGCAAAGTCAGACGACGGAACAGCAGCAAAGACAGAAATTACAGATGAAGAGGCAACGTTGAAATTAGGCGTGTGTACTTGGAACGCAAACACGCTCAAGAACCTTGTGTCAACTGGATCAGTAACAGAGGCAGGCGGCATCCGTACTCTTAAAATCGGAGGTAAGAATAACTCTGAAATCAAAAAATATGCAGTAAGGTGTCTGCATAAAGATAAAGCGGATGGTGACACGAGAGTTACTATAGTCGGCAGCAATACAGCCGGATTTAGCCTTGCTTATGTAAAAGACAAGGAAACTGTTATTAATCCTGAATTTAAGATAGAACCGATGGACACAGACGGAACTCTTATTATGTATTCTGAGGAAATACTCGGGCTTGGAGCGTTGACTCTTACGCTCGCAAAGGGAAGCACAACAGGTAAGACAAAGGTTAATACGGTTAGCCCTGCAGCAACCGGCACAAACACATATGTATACAAGATTGACTCAGTTGCACAAAGTGTTACATATGATATGGTGCTGACAACGGGATGGACAACACTAACACCGGGCACTACAGACATTACAGCTACAGCAGGGCAGATTGTTACTGTAGTTGAAATCGACAGTAGCAACAAGGCAAAAGCAGTCGGAGTTGTTACGGTAATTGACAATATAGCTTAATAATAAAACGCCGCTTAAATGCGGCGTTTTAAGGAGGAAAACAGCAATGAAATCACAGGTAATAGGTAACAACATACAGGTGGATTATAACGGCGATATGCTCACTGTAAAGCCGCCTAAAATGAGAGTGTTAAATAGCTTGGCACAGATGTCAACAGACAGTAGCAAAGCGGTTCAATCGCTTGCAGACGGATTGTCCGTATTACTTAGCAACAATACCGACGACCAGAAAATAACTCCAGAGCAAGTGCTTGATGATCTTGACATAGTAGAGGCGTCAGAATTGTTTCAGGATTTGATGGACTGGATTGCAAATATTAAAAAAAAATAAGCATCCCTTTTTATCCAAGCAACGAAGAAAAAAAGACTTATTACACATCTGAGACAATTGAACTAAAGACAATCTTTGATTACTCCGGATTAAAGTTTTCAGAGATAGAAGAATTAGACCTTGCAACATACTTAACATATCTCAGAGATGCGTTTATATTTAATTGCAATCAGTCTGAAAAGGGGAGAGAATACCTTGAAAACGCCTGGTATTTAGAACAGACTGACTGTGATAAATCAGAGCTTAGAGAAATGGCCGGGAGGTGAGGACAATAGCAGGAAATAACATCAGAGGAATAACTCTTGAAATAAACGGCGAAACGACGAGACTCGAAAACTCATTAGGCGCAGTAAATAGGCAAGCAAATAGTTTACAGGGTGAGCTTAGAGAGGTTGACAGGGCACTGAGGCTCGACCCATCAAACGTTACACTGCTAGGACAAAGAAATGAAATATTAGCACAGCAAGTCTCAAACGCAAGAGATAAATTGCAGACTTTACAGCAAGCACAGGAACAAGTTGAACGACAGTTTGCTAACGGAGATATTGGGGCAGAGCAGTATAGAGCGTTTCAGCGTGAATTAATTACGTCGCAAAGCGAACTTAATAACTTCGAGGAGCAACTTAGACAGAGCAACGACGCAATGTTTAACGCCGGTCAAACTGCTGAGGAATGCGGCGACTCAATTGCAGGAATAGCAGCAAAAGGCGAGAAAATCAAGTCTGTCGGTGATAATATATCAAAAGTTGGGGAAAAGCTACTCCCGGTTACTGCCGCAATAGGTGCTGCCGGTGCTGCTTCATTAGCTGCATTTGACGAGGTTGATTCAGGTTAT